CTCGCGATCAGGCTGCGAAGGGCTTTAACAACTGCTTGCGCATGGTTAAAACCTCTCCCCTGCTCGCGCGCCACATTCGCAAACGCGTTAACGACCTCTATTGTGATGTGAACATGGGAAGTATTCGCGCATTGTCTGCCAACACAAACCATCTTGACGGCTTGGATATTAGCGGCGCAATCATTGACGAACTCGCCGCGATGAAAAACCGCGATTTGTACGATTTGACCGTGCAAGGCACAAGCGCGAGACGGCAACCGTTAGTGTTGGAAATCACAACAAACGGTTTTGTGCGCAATGGCATCTTTGACGCGCAATACAGCTTTGCGCAAAAGTGGCTCAATGGCGAAGCGACAGGAGAAAAGGCAGACCGCTTTATAGCTTTTGTGTATGAGCTTGACGAGCGCGAGGAATGGGAACAAGAAGCGGCGTGGATTAAGGCGAACCCCGGACTAGGCACGATTAAAAGCATTGACGCGTTGCGCGAAAATGTGAGCAAAGCGAAAAACGACCCGTCATTTCTGCCAACGCTTCTAACTAAAGATTTCAACTTGACCGAAAACTATAGTGAAGCGTGGCTATCTTGGGGCGAGATACACAACGAACTGACTTTCGACCCACACGAAATGACATATGCGATATTGGGGGTTGACGCATCAGACACTACCGACATTACAGCGGCGTGTCTGATGATGCGCAAGCCATTTGACGAACATTTGTACTGCTTGCATATGGGCTGGATACCCGAAAGGGCGTTAGAGCAAGCCGAGTTAGAAGGGCGGCGCGGCGGCAAAGACGGCGTACCTTATGACGCTTGGATAAAGCGCGGCATACTTCGCACGGACGCAAGCCCGATCATAGACAAGCGCGTTGTCTTGGATTGGGTGGAAGACGTGCGCGCGGAATTCGGCATTAACGCTATAGCTTGCGGTTATGACCCGTGGCACATGCGCGACACGCCGACGTTAGAAGCCTATCAAAGCTATTTCGGCGCGGATAATCACAAGGTTGTCAGACAAGGGGCTATGACGCTATCACAGCCAATGCGCGAGCTGAAAAAGCTATATGCGGAAAACATGATTGTAGACAACCAAAACCCGCTCGCGGAATGGTGCCGTTCAAACGTGCGCATTAGAACCGACGTAAACGGCAACGTGCAACCCGACAAACGGAACAATGACCCACGAAACCGCATTGACGCGTGGGCGGCTGAAATTGACGCGTTCGTTGTCTACAAGGACATGGCGAACGATTACGCGGCATTGATTGGAGAATGATAGAAACATGGCTAGTTTGTTTCGCGGCATGTTTGAAAGTGTTTTTCATCAGCCGCAAAAGGTAGCCGTGAACGGTTATTTCTCGACGTTCACGAGCTATCGACCCGTATTCACGACTTGGCAGGGCGGTTTGTACGAAGCCGAGCTAACGCGCAGCGTCATTGAAAGCGGCGCGGAACACGCAAGCAAGCTCAAACCCGAATTTTCAGGCGTTGCAGCCCCGCAAGCCACGCGGGCATTGCGTCTCACGCCTAACCCATGGCAGACAACGCCCCAATTCATCAAACGAATTTGGACGCTGCTACAAGTTCACGATACTTGTTTTATTTTGCGCATCTACAACAACGCCGGGCAGCATTGCGGGTATTTGCCCATTTTGCCCCGACGCGTTGAGCCTTACGACGTGAACGGCGAAATATGGCTGCAATTCACTTTCGCCAACGAGCAAACGCGCCTTGAGCCGTGGGCAGAGGTTGGCGTAATGACGCGACACCAATACGAAAACGATCTTTTCGGAGACGGCAAGAACGCACTAGAGCCAACTTTAGAGCTGATTAACAACGAGATTGAAGCCGAGCAAGAAGCAATCAAGCAGGGCGCGGCGGTGCGCTTCATTGGCAAGTTCGCGCAGAATCTGAACCCCGAAGACCAAAAGAAGCGGCGCGAGGAATTTAACGCGCAGAACTTGGGCGCAGATAACGCGGGCGGCATCGCGGTCTATGACCGTGCTTTCGAATCTGTCACGCAAGTAACCCCGCAAAGCTATACCGTTGACGCGGCGCAGATGGAGCGAATCGAAAAGAGCGTGTATCGCTACTTTGGAAGTAACGAGGAAATTGTTACCAACAAAGCCGACGAACTCACATATAACACGCACTATGAGGGGCGTATAGAGCCGTTCGCGGTGCAGCTTGGCACAGTGCTAACGACAATGACGTTTACGCCGTTTGAAATCAGCAACGGCAATGAAATTACGTTCAGCGCGAACCGCTTAGAGTTTGCGAGCAACGCGACGAAACTAAACGTCGCGCTGGGGCTGTTCGATCGTGGCATTTGGAGCGGAAACGACGTTGCGGACGTTTTCCAAAGTGCGCACTATGACGGCGGCGAGAAACACGTTATTCGCGGCGAATATATCGACCTCGATTTGATCAGCGAGCACACAGCCGAAGAAGCAGCCGCAGCACTTGAAATCAATTCACAGCTTGACGAAGGGGGCAACAATGCCAGCACTTCCGAATGAACGACAGTACCGCGCGCTTGCGGTGATGATGCAGCCGAAAGAGGAACGAAGCGAACAGCGATTTGATTGCGAATGCTATGTAGAGGGCTACGCGAGCACATTTAACGACAAATACGAATTGTGGCGCGATTGGGACGGCAACCGCTATTTTGAAGTCATCAGCCCCGACGCTTTCGCAGATACCGACATGCGCGACGTTATCATGCAATATGACCACAGCGGGCAAGTGTTTGCGCGCATGAGCAACGGCACGCTGCTTGTTGAGCCTGATGAACACGGGCTTTTCGTTGCGGCAAACCTCGACAGCACGACGCTATCAAGACAGCTTTATGAACAGATCGAAAGCGGGCTTGTAGTGGCTATGTCTTGGGCTTTCACGGTTAAAGAAAGCGCGTATGACAGAGACGAACGCACCACGACTATTACAAAGGTCGAAAAAATCTACGATGTTTCGGCGGTTTCATATCCCGCCGACCCGAACACGGAAATTTCAGCACGTAACGCAATCAGCGCGGCAGATGGAGCAATCGCGGCGCAACTTCGCAAGGAGTTTGCGAAGCGCAAGCGGGCTGTTATTCGTGCGAAAGCACAACTTGCTATTAATCGACAGATCAGGAGTTAAGACAATGACCAAAGACGAAATCATTGCAGAGCTTGAAGCACTCATTGCCAAGCTTGACGAAGCCGACGAAGCAGCCGACACCGCCGAAGACGAAGCGCGCATGTCCGAGCTGCTCGAAATGCTCGAAGAGCGCAACGCAAAGGATACCGCAATTGAAGAGCGCGGCGCGAGGATTGAGCGCGCCCGCGCGGCTATCGAGGAAGGGAGCGCACAGCGCATGACCTCTATTAACTTTGTTTCCGACCCCGCCCCGGTTGACGAGAGCGCAGCCTACAAGCGCGCATGGCTCAAGACCGTTGCCGAGCGCGGCGGCATCACGCTTGCAGAGGGTAACGAGCTTACCGCAGAGGAGCGCACGGCTTTTACGCACCTCACCACGAACACGGGCGCGGTTATGCCGACGGATATGCAGGACGAGATTATTAGCCTGATTGAGCGTAGCGCGGTTCTTTTCGGCGATATTCGCAAGTCGAATTTCAAGCACGTGTTCGAGCTTGTGCGCCACGCTTCTATTGCCGCAGGCGATGCAGCCCCGGCAACCGAGGGCGCAGCACCCGCCAACGACGAGCAGAACACTTTTGTTAACATCACGCTCGCGGGCGTTGAGATCAAGAAGACCGTCAAGCTGTCCCGCAAGCTCGCTGTTCAGTCTATGGACGGTTTCGAGCAGTACATCATTCAGGAGATCGCCGACCGTTGCGCCGTTGCCGCTGATACGTACATTCTCGGCACTGTCCTTACTGATGAGACGGTGGGCATTGACGCTAATAACGTCATCGAGACGGGCGGCGATTTGGAGAAGTCGCACGTTACCGCAGCTATTGGCGCAACGAAGTCTTACGGCGCAGCCCCGAAGGGTCGCATTGTCTACGCCAATTCTTCGACTATTTGGAATCAGCTTGCAAACCTTGAGGACGGCAACGGGCGCAGCTACTTTGTCGATGAGAAGACCGAAGACCCGACCGTGCAGGGGCGCATTTTCGGTTGCGTAGTTAAGGCAGACGAAAACATTGTCGATAATACTATTCTCATCGGCTACCCCGATACCATGCAGGGCAACATCTTTGACGGTATCGACGTTACCGCATACGTTGCTACGGACGGTTCGCAGAATCATTGCTTTGACGGCTATATGCTGTTTGACGCAGGTATGCGCGAGCCGAAGGGCTTTGCAATCCTTGAGATTACGAGCGCGTAGCTATGAAGGTTAAAACGCTTGTTTCCTATCGCGACAGGCTCACGGGCGAGACGATCGAAGCGGGCAAAACGCTAGAGGTCACCGAAGCCCAATACAAGCGCATGCGCGTTAACCCCGTTTACGGTTGCATGTGCGAGCCTATCGCGGAAAAGCCCAAACGCACAACGCGAGGGCGCAAGAAAAAGGAACCTGAAAAGGAGTAAACGAATATGGCGAGTGCTGAACTTGTAGCGGGCGTGCGCAAGGCTTTGCGGCTTTCTGCTAACACGTTCGATGATGAAATTACGGAGCTGATAGAAGCGGCACGCGTCGCTATGGTCATATCCGGCGTTACGCCTGATGTAGCCAACAGCGAAACGAACCCGCTTGTATCGCTCGCTATCAAGGTCTACGCACGCGCCAACTTTGGAATTGATAACCCCGATTCGGAAAAGCTGCAAACAAGCTTTGACAGCATCGTTACACAGCT